GTCTCCGGGGTCACAATAACCGACGTCGGATAAGCCTTCTTGTACAGACATCCCTAATCATCCTGACGTTGTTCATCTGGCCTATTATTACTATCGTTCTTAGTAACAATAAAATGGTCAGGATTTATCCCGTTTTCAAGGATATATTTGTCTATTTTCGCAGAGTCAATCTCTTCATTCGTTCTCGACATGGCCCGGATAACCGTGACCATAGCGACAACGACATTTTCGAGTTGTTTAATCTTACCTCTCCTTGTCTCGTAGACAAGGTAGATAAGAGTTAGTACTTGCGTTAGAAGATTAAGGGGATCAGCTGAACTAAGAAGGTCAATGACCCCGGCCATGGATTATGGTTCGCCGTGAGTTGCACCCCGGCGCCCAGTGCCGGAATTACCAGTTGCCATAATCCATACTGTAAGTGAGAGGTCACCACCAGCGCTGTCGGAAATTTCTGTGACGTTTGCTCTTAGATATTCGTAGAAGCCACCGTTAACCGATACGGCACCGGCATCTACATCTACATCACTAACGTCAATAACGGCTCTGTTACCGCTTACCATTTCGACAGGCGCCCACGTTTCACCGTCAGGACTTCCTTCAAGTTGAACTGAAAGAGAGTCACTTCCGGTATCAACGTTGCTTGCTTCAACATACAACGTAATGTGTGGGTGACCTTTGCTGGCAACCGGACTGGACGCGCCGCTACTGGTGACCGCTGACAAGACCGGCTCTAAGATTGGTCTTGTCATTAGTCCATCACTTCCCGAACGCTGTCAGTCGGACTGTTGCTGTTCCTGTGAAAGAGGCGAAGGCTTCCGTAGCCCCATCGCCGTCTCCGAACAGGTTGATTTCTTGGTTCGCCTCGTCATACGCTGCGAGGGCTGCCGTGCCATCAGTTACCTCGACGGCAACGAAGATAAATCGGTTCATGCCAGCGCTCTTCGGGGTGAACGAATCACCGTCAGAAACGTTTGTGGCTTCAACCGTACGCATCTTCATTGCGCCGGGGAACTCTGTGTCTTGGATGTCGTAACTTGCCATATTTGGTTATCTCCTTAGAATTCCTCCTCAACGAGTTGTTCGACGACTGGACGAAGCTCATCTTCAAGGTCATCCTCGCTCTGGTTCGCTTTAATACTGAATTCCTTAGCGAGGGACTGCTTCTGACGGTAACCCATCTTCTTCAGCGACTTGAGAGGCTTCTTGCCGGACCGTGCGACTTTACCGACTCCAGTCCACTCAACCTCGTAAGGGGAACCCATGCGGTCAAAATGCAGAGCATCGTCCACATTGTCGATAACCTCCGGTCGAGGCTCCTGCCCCCGCGGTGCGCGGAAGTAGTAAGACTCACCAGAGGGACCCCGGTGTTTGTTCGAGGTCATCGTTCCCACGTACGTTACTTCAGCTATCTTCATGGTTGAGGGAGGGGTTTATGTTTACTGCAGGTCGCGCGCCTTGGCGTGTGCAGCAGGGTTGGTGCACGTCAGCTCGCCGATTGTGACGTACATACCCTCGTTCCCGAGCCGGTTGATACCGAACGGGTTCTCGTCAACTTCCGTACCAGTGCTGTAGAACTGAGTCGGAAGGAGAATCTTCGTGAACAGCGTGGAGCTGTCGATGAGGTAGACGCGACTGATGCCGTCAGACGGAACGTCGATACTCTCGAAGATTGGGATGCCCTTGTAGGACTGAACCGTGAGGCCCACGTCTCCACCAGGGTTAGACTGGACACCGTTCAGACCAACCGCAGTCCGAACAGGCTCCAGACGCTCCTTCCCACCGACCTCGTCCTCGATACGCTGGTACGTATCGTGTCCAGTAAGGAAGAAGTAGTTATCGTCGGAGACGGGACGCTTCCCGGAGTTCTCCTTAATCTCTCGAATCATGTCGTCGAGAGTGTCGAGAACGAACGTCTGGTTGTTACCACCGTTCTCGATGACGTTGGACTCGAACTCGTTGTTGGAACGGTCGAAGCCGTAGACGTCGTTGTCGCTCGGGTCACTCAGGATGTCGGACTCTGCTCCGCTAGAGAGAACACGGTCGACCGACTCCATGTTGTTCCCTGCGGGGGTGTCCGCGTCCGTGACCATCTGAACGTTGATGTGCTTCGGGTGCTCACCCTGTCCCGTCTGGTGCTCCGTGCCGGTACCGTACCAGCGTCGCAGCCAATCGAACGGGTCTTCGATGTCGTCATCTTCCGTCTCTGCGAGGAGAGCCTTCTCCTGACTGACGTCGAAGTTGTGAGCGATTGTCTTCGGGTCCTGCTCGAACTCCGAGATGTCTGGGTGGTCAGTGTCCGGAAGAGCCGCGTTCTCGTCCAGGCCACCGCTACCGAGAGTGTGGTTACCGCCAGCCGCTCGCTCGGTTACGATACGCTCACCAGACTTGACCCACGCTCGGCTCTCCAGGAGAGAGAACACGTTGGCCTCGCTGTTGAGCAGGCTGAAAACCTCGCTACCGTACACGACGTTCCGGTAGCCATCGTCACCAGACATGAGGGCGTTGTCCTGCTTGGACATAGCACCGCCGCCACCCGCTTCCTTCTGGGTGTACTCCGGCACGAAGCCGTAGTAATAATCAATCATGTCGTGGATGGTACGGATGTAACCGTCAGCCTTCTTGACCTGGCCCGGATCCTCTCCGGACGGGCCGCGGGCCTGCGTTCGGTAATAACCGTTACCGACACCAGCGCGCTCCATCTGCTTCTTAGCCATGTAGTTGCGCGCTGGCTTGCTCTTCATGAGCTTGGTTGTCTGCGTAATCTGTGCCTTCGCGAGCTGATACTGCTCGTTGGAATTTAGACTCATTTACTTATCACTCCAGATGGCAAGGGCGGGATTACCAACCTGCTCCCCGTCCTCATCATCATATGACTTTTCGGTCGAACCGGACGGTCTGGTAGGCGTCCCGGCCGTACCGAGCTTGCTGTCAATTGCTTTCTCTACTGCGTCGTCGAGGTCGAAATCGAAATCGGGATGCGTTCCGTCAGCCTTCTCCGTCTCGGACTTCTCTTCGCCGACATAACCGCGTACGGCGTCGAAAACGTCCTCAGGGAGCTTCTCCTTCAGTTCCTGAACAGTGTACTGGGAGCCGCCCTTGTCAGCCTCGGCATCCTCTTCTTCTTCTTCTTCTTCCTCGTTAGCCTTCTCGTCTTCCTCTTCCTCTTCGTAGGAATCCTCGGACTCGTTGGCCTTCTCCTCGTCCTCCTCGTCCTCCTCGTCCTCGTCCTCCTCGTCCTCTTCTTCTCCGTTCTCCTTGGACTGGAGGGCGTCAATGGCATCCTGAGCGTCATCCGCGTCGACGCCTGCCATATCAGCGAGAGCAGCCGCGAGGTCGTCCTCGCTCATGCCGCTCTGCTTCTCGTCTTCTTCTTCCTCTTCGTAGGAATCCTCGGACTCGTTGGCCTTCTCCTCGTCCTCCTCTTCTTCTTCTTCCTCTGCCTGACGTTCGAGGACTTCTTCTGCAGCCTCAACGGCTGCGTCTTTGGATACTTCCTGTGCGATACTACGAACTTCATCCTCAGTTAGGGGGTCTGCCTTCTCGACATCGTCTTCGGACTCGCTGTCCTCCTTCTCGACGTCCTCTTCAGACGCCGTCTCGAACTCGTCCATCTTCTCCTGGACCAGCTCTTCAACGATGTTTTCGACTTCCTCCTTCCCGAGAATGTCGTCTTCTTTGGCGAAGTCTTCCTCTGTGAGAGCATCCTTAACGACAGACTGGAATTCAGTCTTAAGCTCGCTAAGGGTAATCTCTTGAGAATTATCCTCGCTCTTTTCTGTCTCTTCGGACATGTTTTGTTCGGACCTTTGGATAGTGAGGGTGCGGTCACCGGGGTGCTCTGCCGAGGTGTCTACGTTTTCGGCGTCATCGCTCTTGGCTACCGCCACTTGTCCAGACTCGGACTTAATCGTCAGAACGTTTGGTTCAGCCTCTTCAGAATCATCCTTGGCAACCGTAGCGAACTTGGCACCTTGATTCATGCCTTCTTCGCACACGGTCACAGCGGAGAGGTCAATTTCAACGATGTCATTGACAGGCTCTCCGTTCTCAATCTTACTTCGGCTGACTAGTGCTTCTCCAGAAATCGAATAGGAATTGAGTTCTCCGTCCTCGATGGATTCACGTACACGCTTGGCTTGACGGGTGTCGTCATAAATACGACCTGCAACATACAACGCGGGATTCTTCCCATCTAACTCGATAACGTCAGTTGGGAATTCTTTTCGCGTGGATGTTTCTCCGTCGATTTCAAGCTCTACGGAATTTTCGAGTTCGTAGGACTCAATGATTTCTCCTACAAGCTGGTCAGAATGTTCAAGAGAGAGACGACCGCGTTTGAGGAGTTGCGGAAGAGCTTCCTTCAACGCGTCAGCGTGAATTCTATCTCCTTCCTTATCTACAATCTCCACAGACGCGGGTCCCCAGATGACGAAATCATCATCTGCCTTGAACACCGTTTGTGTGCCCGCGAAATCTGCGGTGAAATTTACCTTTTCCATTGTGTTGGATTTGGACAGCGTCTTCGCGACCTCTCCTCCTCCAAGTATTTTTTCTACGACATATTTATATGTTTCCCATAAATGGTCGCGTCCATCCTTGGTGGTTTCGGCTGGGTGGATACTGGGCCAATTCCCAGTGACCGTTTTGTACGCAACAGATTTGACACCAAGTGGATCCTCCATTCCAGCCTTCTGAGCTGCGAGAGTCGCAAATCCGATTGACCAAGAGGATTGTTTATCCAATCCATCATAGGAATCATGGAGGCCGCCCGCGATATGTCGTAGTTGATGTCTGGATTTCTCCGTTTCTGACCAATCGTCCTCAGACTCCTCATCGTCGTCCTCTTCTGAAACAGGACCAAACTCAAAGTCTTCGTCTTCTTTTAGTTCTCCGGCGTTATAGCGCGACCAGCATATGGCGTAGGCAGAGCTTTCGCTTACACTCTCCTCGTCTATTACCGACCGCACGCACTGTTCTACTGATTCCGGCATTTCTACAAGCCTTTCTCAAGTAGGTTCCCGGAGGAATCGTTCTTTGACAGTTCAATCTCTGCGCCACAATTAGGACACCGAGTGACGCTCTTCTCAGTAGTGAGCCCACGGTCGGACTTCATATTTTTACTGAGGGCAATGGAACTGTCGCAACTGTTGCATTCCATTATGGTTTCTGTCTATATTTTCCAAAGGGAGTAATATAAAGGTTTGGACAAAAGTCTGATGAAGATATTTAAATCTATCTTACCCTTTATATAGCAGGTAGTAAGTACATGGGAAACAATTATATCGTAGACTGGTTACATGGTAGTATGGATTACATCCAGCGAACAGTCAATGGAATCTTCAAAGCTGATGACCCCTTCAAGGATATAGTCGAGGGAGATGAAAGCATCGAAGATAGAGTCCGGGCCGTAGGTGACAAGGTCGCCGATGCAATGAATCACAACAAGGCCGACCAAGAATTATTCAATCGCGCCCGCGAGGCGTTGGAAACTCTAACCGAGGAAGGAGAGTTTGAACGTATGGAGCGAGAGATGCTTACACATCACCTCGAAGATATTATTGAGCAGGATATGAGTAACAACGGAGCGATTCATTACGCTCAAGAAGGGTATCAAGAAGCGGTTGATGAATACATCGCTGGAGACCTCGGAGAAAGCGACGACTCCGAAGAGTCCGAAGAATCTAATTAACTCGTTCGTACGTTCTTCTGCATTGGTAGTGAGGGCTCCAATCATCTACACGGTTTGGAGTACCACTTGGACTGTCTCTCGCGTGTTCTCTTAGAAGGCTCTTTAGTTGTTCTAACGTAACCCCTCCTCTTTCTTTTGTGATTTTCCCAACCTCGCTACAGATTTCTGTGGTTGAATTGTCGTTTGGTCCAACCCAGTTGTAAAGCGGGGGTTCGTAATTCTCGCCTTCTTCTTGTTGTTTCTCCTGCGTTTCTGCTTCGTGTGCTAATTCTCTCGCAGTATCAAGAACAGCGCCGGTTTCCGTCCTTGCGATGTTGAGAGCGCGCTGCTCGTCTATATGTGGGAATGTATCTTGGAGGTCATCAACGACATCCTCTACCCTGAAACCCGCATCTCCTCTTAGTCTTCGACGGAAGATACGCTCTATGTTCAGGGGAGCGAGCCAAGGGAGGTCTTTGTAATCCCCGTGGATTGCATTGCTATCCAGAGCAGCCTCTACCCACTGCTTGGCTTCATCTGGGACGTCCTTAGACCACATACTCGGAGACTTAGAAAGGTCTGGGTCGTCCTCATCATGTGCCCACCACACGGTATTATCATAGGCATCTTTGATGACGTCGTTGATTTCCTCATATGTGGTGTCTCCTCTGCCCATAGACCTACGAGCAACTTGAGCAGACTTAGAAAGGTCCTTGACTTCATCCTCTCCTTCCTCCAATTCGACGTATTCAGCAACGATGGAGGGACCATAGTAGGTATTTACCAGAGCATCGTCGTCTGTAAAGTCCGGGGTTGTATCCAGGTCTTTTTCGTTCTCGACCCAGTCTTTAAACCCTTCTTCGTCAGATTCTACTATCTCTCCCTCTCTAAGAGTACCGAGGGGGTGCTTTTCTCCGTCGTAGTGCATGAAGAATTTTACTGCCATTGTATCACCTATGAGGACCACTCGAGTTCGTCATTTACAGCTGCTTCCACGTTCATTGTAAGGTTTTCTTTGATAGCGTCTGTTGAATTCCTTGGGTCATCCTCGACACTGTGATTCGCTGCGTTCTCTAATGCGCTATTGAATTCCTCTGTCACGGCGCCTTCCTCTTCATTCCATATACGCCCTGCTACATCATTAACTTTTTGTCGTAACTCGTCTTTGTTGACATCCATATCCATCGCTTTCCCGTATGACATAGCGCTCTCTGCTATGTGCGCTGCCTCTTGTGGGTCGTGGGACATGTTTCTCTCTCCGAGGTTATCATTGTCGATGACCCAGAAATGCCCACCATCGTCTGCGATCAAATTACCAGAATTCAGGTCATCGTTGCCTGTGATAATCATACCCGCGACTGCCTCATAGTAGGAATCCTCATCAAAAACCCCTTCATCCATCATATCATAGACTTCGTCGTCTATCATAAAGTTGAATTTGTAGGCAGATCCCGTAATCTGACCTATGGTATGTCCATCTATTCCTTCTTTATGAACCTCTCCGGTCTCCTGATTATAGGCAGTCATTGGAGCATTAACCCCCATGGAATCAAGTACCGTGTCGGACATAGCTTCGCTAATCATATGGTCAGGCTCTCCTGCCTTAGTATAGATTGTATCCCCGTTTTCCAGAGTATGTTCTTCCATCGTAGAAGCATAGCGTCCCTTCTGGTTATCGTCGGTATCTGTTAAGGGTTCACTACTGACCGCATAGTTTGTATTGAGACGCTGTGGGAAAGATTCTGCATCTCCCTCTTGACCTCCTCCAGCCTCTCCTTGAGTCTCATAAAACCACCCCCCCCTTTTTCCCTGTTGAACATCAGCCCACTCAGGAGCATCGCTGGGACTATCAACGTAAATTCTTCTTTTCCATACGTTGTCTGTACCGTCGAAGAATTGGATGGATTTCTGCTTTTCTGTCTTGACCTCTACATCATCATAGAGGGATAAGAGCTGTCTTAGTTGCTTCGTAATAGACTCATCAGAGGCGTCCTTCCACTCCTCATTGTGAGGGTCCTCTGGGTCATAGGGCGCTATCTCTGTCTCGGGATTCACTTGCTCAGTAAAGCCCTTTGCCCTTCTTAAGATGGTCTCTACAGAATTATACTCTCCTCGATACTCATACTTTCCGGTTTCAGTATCGAACCAGCCAACTCCCTTGCCGTCTTCAATTATGCTTGGTTTCATTGTTCATCCTCTTCAAGGTCGGGGAACGGAGTACTATCAAAGGTGTCTAACCCCATATTGTTATGGAAATCATTTATGGCTTGCTTTGCCTCGTCGGACGGGTCGTATACATCAAGATACGCGTTGAGCAAGTCTGGATGGAACTCATACAACGTTCTCGCATGCGCCTCGTTTCCATCAGAAGATTGGAGAATCTGCTGCGTCCCTGCTATCATTTCGTGACAGTTTGTGGCGACATATGGACGCATCGGGGTGCGTAACTCCGCTCTCTGTAAATCATCATCCTCTACGAAATCCATAATGAAGTCCCAGGAATTATTCACCTCCTCCATGAGTGTTTCTATCTCCTCGGGGACGTCTGCATCTTCATCCTGTTGTTGGAGTTTGAAGTCGTCCCGTTCGATTGTATTATCATTGGAGAAGTTTTCTTCGATGCTCTCCTGTATACCTTCATCCATATCGAAGTCTTCTCGTTTCTCGTCGAGGTGCTTCAATACAGCAGAGACGTTGTCCTTGAACCCCTCGCCAAATTGTAGAGGCAACTGATTCTCTACTCCAAACATAGCGAAGAGATTGATAGGGTTGTCTGTTCCATTGGCTGTGTCATATCCATATGAATCTGCTAACGCGTGAGCATATTCGTGAGCTATAGTAGAATCTTTACAGTCTTCTTTGAATTGAATTCCCTTAGTAAGGGGACTGAACGCGTTTTTATCCGAATCGTCTCGAACCGTCGTTACATGGTCTATGACATCGCGGGCTGTAGATTCTTCTTTGGCATTCCCTGCAACCCGGTCAGAAATGTATTGAACAGCCTTAGACTCGAAGTCTGCGCTGGCATCCTCTACAGATAGACCCATCGCATATTCCTCGACGGTTCTATCATCAGATTCTTCAGAACGTAGGAATCTGGAACCTGGGGGAATTTCCATCTTGTTCCCGTTCTTTTCTTCTCTCGCATGAATAGTACCTTCTGTATCTATTGTGATTACTGTAGCAGGAATTTCCTCTCCCCACGAGGCAAGATAAGACACCTTGTCTCCTTTGCGAAGCTCCATCCAAGGGACCTCCTCTCCCTCTTCTGGCATCACAGGGTCTACGTTTTCCAAATGGTCGAAGCTCGCATAGTGAGTATTTCCATCATCGTCCTCTATGATAGCGTGTACTCCTTCCATCCCTCCATCTTGGTCTACGTATTCTCCCTCCTGGACTTCGCCGTCTTGATTTACAAAACGAACTCTGTCTCCTTTGATAGCGTTGCTATATTGGCCGTATCTGTAACCTCCCTCTTGTCCATTATGGGCTTCATAGTAGAGACCTCCACGCTCTCCTTCCTCGACATTAACGTCATCAGGAGCCTCTGAAGCATCATCTACATAGATTCGTCCCTTTCCGACCTTACCTGGCTCGACAAGAATCCGGACTGGGATTTCATCATATCCGGCCTCCATCGCAGCCAGAGCACGATGTCTCCCCTCTTGATTATCTGTAACTCCTCCCTCCTCATTAACAATAAGGAAGGGTACGGGGAATTCTCCCTCTTCTTCTTCCATCGTTTCAGCGTAATCCTTCACATCATCTACTCGGGCAGAACCAAAGTGACTTGCTCTGGATGTATCCCAGAACTGTTGATGGATTTGGTGTTGAAGATTTGAGAAGTCTTCAGTATTAATCATAACGTCTGTGTGAGGGAACTTGGAATTTTCTCCATCGTACCAACCAATGTCTGTTTCATCATCGAAGGGACCGTATTCGTCTCCCTCCATTTCCCTCATTTCGACGTTGATTCCCATAACCTCTCCATCTGCAAACGAGGCAGCTGCGCTTTCAACATCCTCCGAAGATACGTTTCCTGACTCTCCTCCGTTAAAGTCCTCGGAATCTAATTCTACTCCTTGAGCTGGGTCGTCATCCGATGGAGGGTCTGGAACGACAGGCAGTTCCTCCATTCTCTCTTGCATGATTTCTTCTGCATCACGCTCTGGTTCCGTTTCTTCTTCGCCAGATACACTTTCAACTCTGCCAAAGGAATCATACTCATCTAACGGATTAGAGATGCTTAGAGGGTCGAAGGACAATTCTTCTCCATTTTCGAGTTCCACCTTTACAGCGGCGATTGAAGATTCTGTTACTGCGCCATTGAAGGTTTCTCCTCCATCCTCTATGGTAATAGCATCTCCTTCTTCGAGGTCTCCAAGTTCAACCTCTGTATTCAATTCCGTTTCTTCTTGATTCCCTCCATTTTCTTCATCCTCTGAAGAAGTATCATAAAAGTACCCTCCTTGTTCTCCTTGTTGGACGTCCGCCCACTCGGGAGCCTCAGAAGGGTCATCAACGTATTCCCTGGACTTTTGGGAATCCTTGATTACTTTTACGCCCTTAATTCGTACCATCTATACAAAAAGAAGAAACCCTTGGATAAAGAGGTTATTGTTCTTCCTGTTCTTCCTCGGGGATGTAGTAAGGCGCTCCGTGTTCGCTATCCTGAACTTCAACGCCCTCGGGAGCATCTACTGGATGGTCCACGTATATACGTCCACTTTCCTTTTCCCAGACATCTTTGGTCAGAGCGGCGTTTAGGAAATGGTTGTTGAATTTAGCAGATAGATACCCGTCCTGAAGGGCCATCCCATCAAGGGTTTCTTGTAATTCTCCATCTGTATCCTCAACTATTTTACCGTCCTCGACCCGTCCAATGACGACGAACGAGTCTCCATCATCCGCCAGTCCAAAGAATACTACTCCCATAGAGTTCCCTCCTTTATCTCTTCGATGTTCTCCATTATAGAGGTACCGGAAGTATCGTCGTAATGGTCACTCCTATCATACGCTCCCTCTAATTCATCAACGTCTATTCTATCTACGAGGGTGTTAAGAGCATCTTCTACTTCATCTGGCGTGATTTCCTCTTCTGGCATGGACGAGGTATAAGACTGATTCGCTTTTCCAGCGAGATATTCTCCAAAGGTCTTATCTTCATCATAGGAATGTGAATCGGGGTCATTGATACGACGTTTCTTCGTCGACAGCTTCGACCCGGCGACGTCAAAGTCGATAGGGAAGAAATCCCCGTTATCGTCCATTAAGACGTTGCCTCCAATATCTGCATCCCCTACCAGGAATTTAGCAGCGCATGCTTCTATCCAACTATCTCTATCTATTTCATCAAACGCATCCCCTTTCTTATATGGCCTATTGGAATTCTCTCCGATGTCTTCCATAACAAGCATTCCTTCCTCTTCATCGAAGTGCATATTAGGAGCACGCACGTCAGCGTGGTCCATAGCAGTTTTAGCTGTGATGTGCTTTTCCTCCGAATCTGACCCGGCAAATCCAGAATCAGACCTTTGAAGATACAGCTTTTCCCCAGTCTCCGCATGGAAACCGAAGGACATATCATCCGCAGACACTCCAGCGTCAATGCCTTCTTCCTTCATAGCATCCCTATCTGTCATGGACTCTACATTTTCTACCTTGCTATATTCCATACCGTGAGGAGCGCTATTATCTCCTTCTGGCCTGCGTGTAACGTCGTAATACATCCCACCGCGGGGGCCTTCCTCTACATCTGCCCAGTCTGGAGCCTCGTTTCTGTCGTCAATATAGATGCGCGTCTTACGCATCTTCGCCGACTCTGGGAGATTCTCTTCATCCTCTATATCATTCCATTCAGCATCTACTCGCTCGCGTGAGGGAGCCGAAGACTCGGACGAGAGAGCCGCGAAATGACTCACAGTGTCCATTCCCTGCTTTCCAGCAAGTGGATTGTCGTCCTTGTCGGTTTTAACTTCTTTCACAGAGTAATCACCGAGGTCGAATATCTCCTCCGGGTCTCCATAATAAGGACTGGGCAAGTGTTGTAAAACACAACGGGCAAAACCACTGTTTCCAGACTCTACAACCCCGATTCCATACTCTACACCGTTGTTAGTATGCTCTGGAAGATAAGTTTCAACGCCATTTTCAACATAGTCCTCTAAGATACTCTCTAATAGAGCATCATCTGTCGTAAAGGACCCAGTATCCTCTATCTTTCCAACCGATTCTCCTTCTTCTCCTCTTGAATAGTCAATTATTTTGGGCATTACACATCACTCTCCTCTGCAAAGAAGGCCTCAAAGGCCGTGTGCATAGGCTTGTGTAGAATCTCTAACTTCTTTTCGTCGGTAATCCACAACGCGAATAAGGTAGCGAAGAACTCGGAAGGGTTGATTCTCTGGTAAACACGACATTCATTTTCGTCTTCTGAGGTGTATCGTGTCCATTCCTTACGGATTTTCTCGTAGAAGTCTTGTACATAGGTGTTGTATTCGTTCTTTGGTTGAATAACACTGTATCCAAGACCGTCTCCGAGGTCTTCATCCTTGTTATCCTCGACTTCCTTGTTGTCCAGACCCATTAAATCGTGTAGGATATGCCCTATACAATGGGCAAACACGACCCTAATACCATGTATATCCCGGGTTTTACGGCCATCCACGGCCATTTCCCCTCTAAATAGGACATATCCCTCTTTATTGCCGCTCATCTGCTCTCCTCTGGCAGTTGTCAGATACGCGAGTAAATGACTGCCCACGACCGGGTCCAACTTCGCAAGGATTTGCTCCATTATGTTGAATAGAGCTTCTTCGTCGACGTCTCCTCCTTTATACGTAAGAGAAGTCATATCTCTGGACGAAATAGGGCACTCTTTACGGTAGACGAGCATTCCCCTAACGAGGCTTGAGTGTGCGAAGTTATTTCTTTCCTCTGCTATCTCGCAGAACTCCTCCAGGTCCTCTGTAGAAACCTTATTCCATACTTCTCCCCAACTTTTCTTGTGGATTCCTTGACCAGTACCCTTGAATCCGGCTGGACGATTTACTATCTGCCTGTAAACCTCAGGCTTAATGTCATATTCATCCAGGGATGGGGAATCAATTTCCCGGATTCTTTTCTTTATACCCTGCACAACCGAGGAATCCTTAGAAATTCCCTTATGACGGATGGCTGTCTTAGCATCATTGAGGAAGTCGATGTTATCCATTTCTCCGAGCCTGTCAGACCAGTCCTCCTGAGAGGTGATGCGAAGGATTTGCCCGTTTTCAATATCGTCTGCGAATTCTCCCTCAATATCCTCGTCGATACTGTAATTATACTTGAGGTCCAGACGACGTTGTTCTCCAGGTATTGCTTCTGTCCGAGCAGAATAACCTTTCTCGTTCAGAGCGTTTTCCAGGATGGTGTTTAACTCACTAAACTTTTTCAGGCCTCTTTCCCAGAGGTTGAAGATGACGACTTCCTCGTCTACCTTTCCAACTCGCTCTCTGAATTTGTTTCTGTTATCTCTATCTACACCCTTTTCTGCGTATTCCTCCCACTCATCTACTACCTTGGAAGCCATAGCAGAAATATCATCATCTTCATAATCTCTATCCGATAGAGACTCTACTTGCTCCCAGGTTTTGAGTTCAGGACCTGTGATTCGGGGACCATCTTCCTGGTAAGCATAATCGAAGTGGTTGTTTAACTGGGTCGCCCATCCTTCGATTTCCCTTCTTACAACCTCTCTCGTTTCAAGTCTGTATGCGTCCTCTAAGAGGTCTCCATCACTTATCGTGTCTATGCCTTCTCCGTATTCCCCCGGAGAAATATCTTCTATATCTCCGCTCTCAATCGCGTCAGCGAGGCGCTCACCGAAGTCGGAATAGGTATGATATTCCCCCTCTGTCTTTTCGTCCGATTCCTCTTCGGCGCTATCACTGCCTGCTATGTAGTATAAGCCACCTTTATCTCCCTGGTGTATCTGCTTTCCATCGGGAGCCTCGCTGGCCTCATCAATGTAGATTCTTCGTTTCTCTACGTCGATGATGGTAGGCCCCTTGGACTTATCATCAGGCTCTTCGTTTTCTCCGCTATCGTGAGTTACACCTTCTCCAGGACCATTGTACATGTAATCTCGGAGGTCGAAATCTCCAGGGATTTCATGCTTAGGTTCCTGCATCAGAGCATCGAATAGCGGTTTGTAGTAAACGATGTAATAAACTCCGCCCCAAGGACCCACGTGAGCCTGTGCCCAGTCAGGGACCGCTCCTCCGTCTTCTACGTAAATCTGGAATTTTCTCTTTAGAATCGTCGCATCGTCCAGCTTTTCTTCGATGCTATCTCCTCCCTGAACTTCGTCCAGGTATGCATCGACGTCGTAATCATCAACCTCGTGCTCTATTCCAGTTACGAGCTGACGGAACAACTCCTCATCATAGACGATGTAGTAAAGATTTCCTTCAGAGCTTGGCCCGACAACGTTTGCCCAGTCAGGAGCCTCTTCTTCGTTGTCGACGTAGACTCTCCAGTACTCTCTTTCGGGGCCTTCCTTTTCTTGAACGTCTTCTGTGCCCCCATGTTCTTCGAGATACTCCTCGAGTGTTTCGTCGTTCGAGACTTCGTGCTGTGGTTCTGTTACGAGGTCGTGGTATAGGCCCTCATCATGGACCCTGTAGTAATAGTTACCCTGTTTATTGGGTCCTCGTAGTTTAGCCCACTCTGGAACCTCGTCTTTATCATTGACGTAAATTCTCCAGTAGTCTGGATTATCTTCATCCTCGTACTGATTTGCTCTTTCTATGACTCTATGTGCTCCTCTCGACCCATATGAATATTCAGAAATCCTGGCCTGTCCTGGCCTGTCTGCATCTGATGGATTCAGGTCGAATTCTTCGAGGTCGAAATCTTCTCCGACCTCGTGCATAGGAGGAGTCAGTAACTCGTTGACTAACTCTTGCTCCTGTACAGAGTAGTATATCCCTCCTCTCGGGCCTTCAATAACCTCGGCCCAGTCAGGGATTTTCGATTCCTCGTCAACGTAAATTCTCCACTTCTCTAATTTGTCTGTCTTAACTACCTCTGTAAAAGCAGACTCACCACTATTAGAAGCAGATTTAAGAACGTCGACGACATTCACATTAACTCCTCTATCCTCGGGGTCGGGCATCACTTTGAGATATTTTCTCCAAGCCTTTATATGATTCGTCTACTCCTCGAACAGAGAAGAGTCAGACATTTCAGCCATGTCCTCGAAGTCTTCATCCTCTAAACTCGCAGAATAGTGACCGTTGCTATACTTATTCTCCAAGTAAATCAAGAGGTCTGGACCCTCGTGAACGAAGCAATTTTCTCGGTCATCATCAAGACCCGGTACGAATACTCCCTCGCCATCTAACTCGTTTTTCAGACGTTGCGCCGTAGATGATTCTCCTTCTACTTCTCCCGAAGCAGTGACCTTTGCTACTTGCTCGTAATCTCCATCTACTCTCTTATTGATTTTCATGGTAAAGCATCTCTATTCATATTGAGGATATCGTGTTCGAGCTGTTCTATATCAGTCTCTAAGCTCTCCTCGATAGATAACTTACCGTCTTCAGTCTCTTCGATCATGTTTCTGAACCTTCGGGTTGGCTTAGAGGTAGGCCCATAGAACGATTCTGCCATCGTCAGGATTTCCTCCTTATTCTCTACAATAGACTCTACATTGTCTAATGCAGACTCTCTGCTCCCCTCGAAGAACTCGAGAAGGCTATCCTCGAACTCATCAGGAGAATCACTTGCTCCCTGGATATGGCTTGCGATATACTTATACATGAGGAACATAGCGTCGTCCCCTGCCTCATCTTTAGGCGGTGGATGACCTCCGTTGTCGATTGCGTATACGTTGAATGTATCGTCAATCATAAAGTTATCATCATGCCTATCCCGATTCCCAGTCATGTAATCAATCGTTGCGATGTTACCGAAGTCCTCGGCATTATCCACGATTATCTCATCAGCCTGGTAGACGTCTCCATCTATGAATCCGTCATCGTCCTTGACAGCGTCCTTGAAACTCTGGATATTCTCTTTGAATAACTGAGCAGAGCCAAATCCGTTCTTCAGGTCTGTACGGGCTGTCTCTGGGAATGTATCTCCCATCCCAATCATATCGGACAACTCGTATGCCATAGCGTCTCCATCAAGACACCACTTGTGAGAGCTGCCCCGATAATTTTTGTAGATAGCCTTTTCGTCATTATCGAATGTGACGACTCGGGTATATCCACTGTTGACACCACCTTCTTCACCTTCTTCATCCTCGATGAGTTCCTTAGACTCTACGTGGTCAGCCGTATATATCTCGCGCGGGACCTCGTAATCCTGGTATCTCTCCCTGTACTTCTCATCTGTTAATTCCCCGACTACTCCTTGAGTTCTATCTGCTGCGTTGTCTGCTTTCGCAATGGCAACCTCTCCTTCTTCGTCTCTCAGCATAGCATTACCTTTCTTAGCGTCGATGAACTGGAACCGCTCCCAGCCATCTCTATCTTTTAAATCAAAGACAATGTCTTGTCCCTCATCTACACCCCTCCAGCCCTCAAACTCGAATAAACCTTCATACTCTTCGAGTTCTTGACCCTCTTGGATTTTATCGTTCACATCGACGTTATCCATGGCTCTGCCTTCGGGGTCGAAGTCTTCATCTGCTCCTTCCTCCCACGCCCCTACTTCCTTCCAGTTCCCACAGTAGAACTGCTTACCCTCGGGACCAGTGAATACCTGGAGGCCATTTGGAAGGTCGTCCTCTTGAATCCCTTGAGCTTCTAAGTATCTTCTCTCACAAGACTCTGGTGGGTCGTATGGTTCGTATTCTCCCGTTCCCTCACTATCGACGTCGCTCTCCTGGTCTTGCTTGACTATCGAAGACAACGTCGGGCGCCACAAAAAGTCTATGGCCTCCGCGGTCTTGTTGACCTGTTCTGCCTTAGCAGCCGCAGACCATATCTCCTCCTCGTAATAGTAATCAGCAGGCACATCTTCATCTGGGTCATGGACTACCTCTGCCTCCCCCGGAGCCTCCTCCGGGTCCTTAATCCAAATCCTGATATTCTCGCTGATTTCTATATCGTCCCAGGTAACGTCTTCTGCAGACTTATTCACTTCCTTAGCCTGCTCTTCTAACATATCCTCGATATGAGCTACAAGGTCTATTTCTTGACCAGATGTGGCTCCATATCGGGCATTAGAATATCCACTACTCCCCGTGGTTACAGACGCATCAGAGTTCTGGAGACGTGGTTCCTGATGAGGAGGTGTTCCTGGAGCACCGCCAGTTTGATTCGCTCCTCCGGGTTGAGGCATTCCATCTTCTGGCCCTCCTCCACCTCCTGGCTGGCCACCAGAGGGCAGCTCACTATCAGGCTGGAACTCTCCATCGGCGTAATCAACATCTTCTGTTGGGTCGCCAGGATGGATTTTGAGCTTGTCATCCTCGGTCCACTCAATATCGAATCCGACGTCCACAGCTCTCTTGGCGTTCATCACGTACTTGCCCTGAACATCTGCATCAGCTGCCTCCTCTTCTTCCTCTACAGGACGTAGCTCTCTTTCCCATCCTTCGACTTTCAGTTGTCCAAGGAAAGCAGGGATGAACGTATCGTTGAAAATCTGACGGAGTCTGTCAGCGGACCGGTTAGATACAACGATTTCCAGAGACTGAGACAAGCCACTATTATTCGGACTGCCCTTCTGGAACGCAGGGGTTACACCATACTTAGCAGAAATGCGCTCCAGGAACCACTCGCGCATCTCCATATGTTGCATTTCTACCGGGTCCTCTAAGAGGCTGACCCACTCAAGAGCCTTACCTGCTCCATCAGAGTCATCAATGAAGGTTGGAATGTAATGCTGGTCATTACGAAGTTTCTCCATCTGACCCTGATTAAACGCTCGTACAGATTCAGCGTTTGAAGACCTGACAAGCATTGCTCCTCGAGGAGCACGTCGCTCTTCGTATGCTGTCTTATACCAATCGTCCATCATTTCGACTGTACGAGCCTCCTCCCAAAGCGTTAGGATTGGAGAATATCCGTAGAACTTAGAAGGCTCATATTCACTCGCGTGCGCGAACTCGCCTCTGATGTAATAGTTCTGCGGGTCTCCTCCTGGCTCATCAAGAGCTACAGCGTAGACTTCATACGTATAGCCACCACAGTGAGAACAATCCTCGGGCTCTTTCTCCGGGTGATAATTCTCTTGTTGCGCTCGGCACTTGGGACACACCCAGTACTCGTTGCCGAACTCTCCAGTTTTCTCGTTGATGGAATAACGCATGACCTCTGGAGGAGCGCGATGTACTCCTTTTAGGTCATAATCCAGAATAACTCCGCGCTCTGGGTCGAGAGTATATTCCCTCTCGAAAAGCATCCAGGCGTCGTCAAAAGACTGAATGTCCCATGCGAGTTCCTTGCAGACGTCAATGAATTTCTGCCCGACTGAATTTTGCTGCATCGGCTCCAGATGCGATTGGATGTCTGTTTTCTCGTTTGCCTGACGGAAGAAACCCTCACCATGTTCCTTATCTTCGTCATCAGGATAATGCATCTCTCCGAGTTCCTCACACTCGGGACAGATTCGAGGAGATTCTAAGTCGACGTCATCATCCTCCATCTGGTCCCCATACTGTCCAAGCTGCTCTCTGAACTTTTCCAGAGTATGGAATTCCGTTTTACAGTTGGGACATTTAGCAGCGTACGCTTTATCCCACTCACTAAACCCACGGCGGAATGTTTGAGAAACCTTCTCCTCAATAGAGTTGTTGATTAGAGTGCTGTTTTCTCTTAACTGGTAAATCCATCGAGGATGAATCTTCCGGCCATATGGAGGTTCAGGGTTATCTACCCGAGGACTATCTCCATGGCTCGTAGTGGGCCTGTTGAATTTGTTTATTGTACTAAATACTGCTTCTTCAAACTGCTTCTTAACCCATTTGCCGGGCCGTGGAATTGGAGCCATATTTTACTGCTGTTTAACTATTCTTCGTCGTTGTCTTCGTCGCCGTTCTTTGCTCTCTCAAGGAGGTCGTTAAGGGTTGTGTAAGTTTCTCTGTTCTCCCGGGCGATTTGCATTCCTCCATCCTTGGTAACACACTGCTCGAACCCATCACTTTCAGACTCAAAGGTATACCAATGGATGTCCTTGGAAAACCTTACCGTGGGTAGAGGCGTCGCTCCCCAGTTTTTAGAGAATCGAAGAAGACCCTCTAATTTGTCCTTGGTGAGATTCGCGTAATCGTTTGAAGTATACTTTACCTCGTGGGCAAACTCTTGCCCTGCGTACTTTCCAATGACGTCGGGGAGGTCCATGCGAGTTCCAGCGCCCGAGTTGGACATGATAACGGCCGAACCACCGTTTTCAAAGTACCAGTCCCGGAGCTGGCGTTCATAGACGTTCTCTTCCTTAGCCATCTGGTCGTGTGTTTTATATGTCATTGAAATTCCAAGTGGTTCGTACTTTCTATTATCACTTCTCTCTCCCTTCTATTTAAATCTTGGTAAACGCTTGCTTTGAGGATATATCAGCGGAACCCTAAAAATGCTTTCGGCGCTCTTTTGAAAATTTTTGGCGTATATCCTCTAACTCCGAAGGTACCTCTCCCGGGTGTTCGTGACCGAGAGCATTAGCAAGCACTGTGGAATCCAGGTAATCAGGGAACGCATATCGAGTTAGTACGTAATCGAAATAATGGGGGCCAGCCTGAACAGGATGATAATGATGGTGCATGGACAGCCTATTCAGGTCTAATCTGACAAGGTTTTCAAAAACAACCTCTATACCGTTTTTATGTTGAACCATGTCTCGTTCCTGATTAAGTAATTTGCTATAATCGTGCAGTTGAGAGTGAGCATCGTGGCTAATCCTGATATAGGATTCTTCATGGCCCTCGTTTTCTTCATAATGCCAGTGGCTCCTTTCTAAGTCGTCCATGTCCATAACCTCTCTCATTATGGGACAAACAACACTCGGATTCCCCTTAGTTGTAAGGTGGTCCGGATGAGAAGAGCGGCAAAGGCCACAGGCAGGACAGATGTATAGGTGATTATCCACTCTGACCATATCAACCTGATAACTGCACTTAGGACACTCTGGGACTGTATACCCCTCCTGATATTCCAAGCAACTCCGGCAGAGGTTCCGTTCAACTTGGATAGATTTTACAGGGGTTTTCTCCTCGCACTCACTACAGATGAATTTCATTTATTCGCGTATAATTGATGTATGATGGATTCTGCTGTCTTGTCTCCTATACCATCAATTTCAATAAGCTCCCCTTTCAGGTCCTCTTTGTCCATATCATACATCAGGCTCATGGACGGGAATTTATCGTAGAGTGTCTCTGCTGTTTCTTTTCCTACGTTATCCATGCAACCATATGCCATCTTAGCAAATGGTTCATCTATTCCGCTGACAGAACCTTTAGGGAGCAGCTTTGAGACCGGGTCCTCGTGATGTTTTCGCCCGAGTCGGACGGCCATATCTACAAGGAGTTCCATGTTCGAGCAGAATTTAACCCGAACACCGTTATCTCTCGCTTCCGTAGACGCAAGGGAGCCAATCACAGAATTTGGGTTTATTTGTGAGTGACCAAGCGTCTTCACACTTTCAAGGTTGTCCTCTACTAATATATATCCATGGTTAAAAGCCTCGTCCATCTTGGTAATCTGGTCTGGAAGGTTTCGTTCTTCCTTGCCCAGCAACGTAGAGATGTAATCCGGGAGAGTTTTTCTTTCAAACCCAACGCCCCTGATGACGATGTCTCCCGCATCCAGTTTGGTGATTTCATAATCCTCTACATCAGGATGATTTCTGACAGCAGCAATAAGCTCTGGCGGTTCTCGAACGTCGACTAACGCTGTTACTTTCTCTTTCATAAATTCAAACCTGTCTTTTCAATCGAATTCGTAGTCCAGGTTAATCAACCTACCTCCACACTCGAGGCAATCATCCTCCTTGAATTCATGCTCCATGTCAGGGACATCACCTGATGCGTATATCTCCTCCCCACAATCCATGCATCCTAACTTGACGGCATTATGATTGGAAGCGACGTATCGCATGAAAGTTCCGAACTTGCGGACCAGGTCCGGCCTATCATCCATCCCAAGCTGAAGAGTAATCTCTGCCCCCTCCCGATGGACGAAAGTGCCCACATCCTTCGTAGCAGGCTTAACTTCGATAACGTATCCTTGTGGCTGTTCATCATTTGATTGCTTCGGGGATTCTGAATTTGGTTCCATTAGACCGAGACGTTGCTTCGCATCTGCCATCTAAAGCGTCGTGGATGCGAATTTTATTGTGCATAGTCGGCTCTATCTCCATCTCCGAGCAAATATCTCGGGTCCGAACATATGACCGACGGTGGCTATACTTCGTTACGAACTCATCTACAATTTCTTCAGCCTTGTCGTAGGTTATTTTACTCTCTGTTTCGTAAAATCCCATCTGTTTAAAAGTTCTCTTTCGTTGCGATGCCGACGTTGACGTATCCGTTGTGAACAGATACGTTGTCCTTCCATCGCTGAAGGTTGATTGTCCATCCTGTGAGAGACCGAGAGTAAGGCTTAGAAGCCTCCCAGTCCTCTAAAGGCAGTCTAACGAGCATATCGCGCCGCTGACTGCGTATAAGGACCTGTAGGTGGGTGCCTATTGCCTGAACTTCCGCCTTGTCAGACTCGGTCTCTGCCGTTAGATGCCGCTCCGCTAATCGTATCGGGATTCGCAGGTATCCCGACTCTCCGAATGGAAGCTCTTCATGGTCATCTAACGTTAAATGCTGAAAGGTCATCTTCCAATTCAGTCTTGAATTCATCAACCTCCTCTCCTTCCGTTTCCGTTAGGAGGTTATTGTACTCGACATATTCAGCATCGTCCTTGAGATAGACGAGGACCTGTGAATCAAGAGAAACGCGCTCGGGGATTAGATGCGTCATGTATCCCCAGACTCCTGTAACCTGGAAAGGGATGATGTATTTATCATCGCTCAGTTTGGACTCTGCGGCAGTAGCCAAAGCATCAGCATCTACTTGATGAGAAGAGAAATTCCACACCAAGGTTCCATGCATGATGTATGGGTTTCGAGTCCTGCGCTCCACGAACTGTTTGAGTTCTGCCAATGTAGTATCGCTCTCCATCACGAGCGCATCATCGGCGTATTCCGTTCTGGTAGACATATCAGATTCACTTTCTCGGTACTTATGGCAGGGGATTATTTCCCCTCACGCCCCGAAAGGCGCCCTCGTCCCATGGACAGAGACGGTTTAAATATTGTATGTGGGACTTATAAAGACTTCTGCTTAGCCTTTAGTTTCCTCCATCGTTGTCATCACTCTCGCTATCGACATCCTTAATCATCTCGAACCCTCCATCAGAGGGAACGTAGATGGTCTCGCCTTCCCGGAGAGCCTGGATGTAACGGAGCTGGAGCACTTGAGGGTTGTCCCGGAGAGCTTCGCCCTCAATCCGAATCTGTTCTGCCTCGGCTTCTGCTCGGGTGATGTTCGGTCGTCTTGGATTGACATTTTTTTTCTCTCCCTCCGATTCTATCTACTCAGGAACGGGTAATAAAGATACCTAAAGTCAGTCAATTTCGTTAAGACCAACCATGTCATCAACGTCGAGGTCATCCCAGAACATGACGTTTGTTTCTTCCCACTCGATGTTCTTGTAATATTCCTCGCCACAGTCCCGGCAGCGGTATTTGTCGGCCGTTCCCTTAGAGACTTCGACGCTTGCATCCATCTCCTCCTTCTTGTGAACGGGCTCGCTTTCTTCTACCAAGACAGCTTTCTTTTCCCGGAACCAAAAGCAACCACAGTCCTGTCTTCCGAAGGGAACCGAGATGTTAGGAAGCTCTGACCGGGAGGGCTTCAAACTAACATCCATGCCGTGACGATATATCTTAGTGATAACATAAACGTATGCCAGAATCCAGACCCCGACGATGGGGAGCAGGATAGGGCGAGTCACGACTACTCGCATAATCGCCATAGCCACCATAAGGGCAGCCAGCGCCGAAATGGCAACTGCTAAGTCTTTCAATCTCATCCGAACATCCTCTCTGCTTCATCTTCGTTTGGAAGGTTCTCTCCGTTGTGAGTCATTTTCATGTTTCTCTCCTGAGTCCTCGATTTGTACAGCATTATTGCCATCTTGGATACGTTGTCTGAACCGACCCTCATCTCGGTATCAAACTGAGTTCCTACTTCCTCGTTAAATTCATCTACGAGGTCAGCAGCATCCTCAAGGCACTGTTGCATCAGTTTCTTATGTATGTCCTTCATACCTGGACCTCCGAAAATAGATACCAGGTAATGAGTAATAAATCTATGGAAAAGAGCAGATTAGAACATAATCTGCTGGACCAACTGCTTGAGTTCCAGAGTAAGGTTGTCCCCTGAAACATTGCTCACTCGGTGGAAGCAATCCTTAACATCCTCTGCGCTTCTGCTCGTGTTAAGGTAGACCCCGATAATCGGGAAGTTGCACTTCATCAGCTCTTCCTTATACCAGTTGAAATTGTCCGGCTGGCCGTCCGTAATGACAATCATAAACGGCATGGAATCGTTCTGGGCGAGCCGGTGGCGGGAGAGGAACACTGCCTTTGACAGAGGAGTCCCTCCAGAAATATCTCCCGCGAATAGCGTTTCCTTCCGGAAGTCAGGGTCGACTCCGAACGGGAGTTCCAGCCGGGCCTCGCTCCCATAGAGTCCGATTGTCGACACGTTGACGTTGACTGCATGGAGAGCATATGCCAGCATCCCACCGGCGATTTCCAAGTCTCTGTCATCGCCAGACATCGAACCGGAGCGGTCGTAAACGATAACGCAATCGTATTCCTTCTCGTCCGGTTCGATTTCCTGACTGAAGACTCGGGTATTCCCTCGGGAAGCCGCCATCATACGGCGACGGTCGAACTTACCACGACGTCGGTGGGTTTGAGTCTTGCTCTTACGCTCATTGCGAAGCCGGGACCGGAGGATGTTCTCCAATTGCTTCGCCTGTCGCTTCGCTTCGTTGCGACGGTCCTGGTGGAAGTCATCGCTGGGTTCTGGGATTTCCAGTTCGACCGAGGAAGGGTCCCAATCGCTATTGGAACTATTGGTGCCATCTTCAATGGCTTCCAACATTCGGACTGCTTCCTCCATCTCCTGGCGGATGTCATCATTGGACTGAGCCATCTGTTGCCACTCGGACTCAAGCTCCTCCTCGTATTCCTGTTCGAGGTCGTCCTTCGTCTCTACGTCCTGTCCATGGCCTTGCTCGTCCTCGTCTTCCTCCTGCTCCTGCTCTCCTCCCCCACCCGAGCCCTCTTGCTCCTCCTCTTCATCCTCTGGCTCGCTCGGGTTACCAGCGCCGCTCACGCGCTCATCAATATCCTCCATCTGGTCATCATCGCCAAGCATATACGCATCCTGGCGCTCCCCTCCGGTATGACCTTCGGAATCATCAGGCATGTTCGGGTTCGGGTGAGCGTGCCCCTGCCCCTGCCCACTTTCCTCCTGGTGCTGCTTACGACGCTGCTCGGCTCCGTCGATTTGGGCTTCATCCAAGAGGTCGAGGTAATCCTCGTAGAAGTCGTAGATGATAGCGTTACGGTTCTTCGACGAGGGTTCAGTCAGAACAGACTTCGCCGTACTTTCGATTTTCGGAACGAAGTTCTCGAAGGTCTGTTGGTCCTGAGGCGTCGAGAGCCGGTGGTTCTCGTTCGGGTCTCGGATTTTACTGAGAGCGCCGCTATCGAAAACGGACTTGTCCACGATTCCCGCGACCACGGCCTCGTGCATCGTATAGACCATGTCTCCGTTAGACTGCTCTGTCCCGAAAACGATGTCTTCGGTGAAGTTCGCGTTCATCACCTCCAGTTCGTCGCCGATGCTCATTGCGAGGCGCCCCTGCTCCTCGATAGCACCATCCTCGAAGCCGTTCCAAATCTCTTTGAACAACGGCTGTTTGTCCATCTCACACTTGTTGAGATAGCGCTTGAAGGACCGGAAGTTCGTGTACAGAATGTGCAGGATTTCGTGGACCGTGAGGGTTTCCTGCATCATCATATCGAACACGTCTTGCTCGTAATCTGTAACCGGCTGGTCGAACTCCCGCGCGGGGATATTGATTACAGGGTCGCCACTGTCCATAGTGACGCAGGCAAGCTGGCCGAACTCCAACCGTGCTTCGATGATGCCCGAAATAATACGGGCGTACTTCTGCAGGAACTGCCGGCGGGTATCGGAGGACCGAATGTTCTTGCGGTGCTGGTTCTTGATTCGTTCTCGGACTCCATCAGCATCCATGTGCTCTGGATTGAGCTTGATGCCGTTGGAACGATTGTGTCTTCCGTATGTCATTTTAATCTCTCCTCCTACTAATCTATACGCTATTACGGGTAATAAAGATACTGACTCTTTTTCAGTACTGCGCTCAAAACAGGGACTAAACGGCTGTCTTAGTTCTTTCCGAGGGTGGTCTTGATAGCCTTGTTAATCGCGTCCTTGTCCGTAGGCTCTGCAATGCCACCGAAGATGAGCTTCGTCGAAGCGCCGAGCGGGAGACGCCGCTTCATCTTCGCTACCTTGATGAGTTCACGAGTCGAGATAGGCGTGTTGATTTCCTTCGGGTACATCGCCCGGAGGTTTCCTGCGAGGTCAACAAGACGCCGAGCCTCGGGCTCCGTGATGTGGTTCCCTGCCTTCTCCAGGATGTGCTGAACCTCCGCTTTCGCATCCATGTAGTCGATTTCGATGGTGTAGAATCGAGTCTGGAATGCGTCGTTGAGGTTCTTCGCACCATCATACCCCGCGTGAGCCGGGTTCATAGTTCCGACGAATCGGAACTGTTCGTGAGGCTTGATGATTTCTCCCTTCTCCCGGAGGTCGAGACGACGATTGGAACGGTCCTCAGTCAGACCGTGCAGTGCCATCGTGATTTCACCGGGCGCGGCGTTGAGTTCGTCTGCGAGGAACGTGTATCCTCGCTCGGTCGCGTACTGGAGGAAACCGGGCTTCCACTCGAATCCTCCATCCTCGGCAGGACCGTAGTGACCGACGAGCTGGTCGAAGGTAATCCCCTCGTCGAAGTTGACCGGGATAAGGGGTCGGTTGGTCTGCATACAGATGAACTTGATGAGAACACCCTTGCCGACGCCTGTCTCCCCTTCCAGGAGAACCGAGAAGTCCTCATCAGCCATCGCATCCACGGTGATTTCGACGTCCGTGTAGTTACCGACGAGACGACGCTTCAGGTACTGGTAGTCGAGGTCAGGAACGAGGGGATGACCAACATCCTCCAGAACCTCCAGACCGGGGATAGGCTCGTCGGGGCCGTGCTCTTCGACCCACTCCTCCTCCTTGATGAAGTTCTTGCCATCGTAATAGACGCCCGTGCCTCCCCCAACCTCTGTCTCCAACTCCTGCCGGGAAATGTCGTCCTCGATGTGCCCCGCGACTTCCTCAGTCGCAGTCTGCTTCGTTCCGTTTTCGGTCGTGGCGTTCTGCGTCGCCGTATCGGATTCAGTTTCTTGCTTCATGGTTTTAACGAATTTGTCTCCGAAGACATTCTCTTCGGTGTTTGCGTACTTGTACACGTACTGCTTAGCAGTTTGGTTCTGAACGCCGCATTCATCAGCCAAACTCTCCACAGCCTCACGGAAGGGGATTTGGCCCACATCGCTCTCGCTCAGTAACTGCTGGAGCTTGGTTTGGGCTTGTTTGCTCATTTTCTCACTCCCTACTCTATCTATCGCTGCTATCTATAATAAAGATACTGACTTTCTGTCTATATTCGCGCGGGCGCGTTCAAACAAACGAGGCGACATATCCGCTAAGGAATCCAACCCCGTAATACGATACCGTCGATAGAACCCATAACATAACCGTGTAAGTCAGAACTCGATTCCAACTTATCTGATACTGTCCGGGGTCCTCTGCTCTAATCATGAAGACAATCGACTCAATGAAAATGAAAACCGTGAAAACGATTGCTACTATTAATGACGCGATAACAACATCAATCATTGTTCTATTGAATCATACGCGCCCGTAGATATTACTTTACCTGTTTCTCTACAGTATGATATGGAACCAACGTCGTGACAAGTATGGCATCGGCCCATTACCACTATTCTCCTATCACTACGAAGACAACCTTTCCAATTAAGAATCTCACTCCCACAGCCACATGAGAACTCGCCGTTAAACTCAGCCCTCAAGTCATCTGGAATCTTAACTGGGTCATCCTCCGCATACTGGAAATCATTACTTGTTTTGCTCATCTCTCCTCCTTCTGGATGCGTACCTTGATTCATATATGTCCTCTGGTAGAGCAGGACGAACGCGCATGATATTATACTCCTTATGCCACTCGATAGCAGATTCTACTGCGTCTTCGAAGAACCCCTCGTGAATTTCTTCGGTGGGAATAGTAATTCTGCTATCGACTTTTCCAATCGTTCTCTTTCGTACTCTCGTACCCGGACTGATAAACGATTGAAGGTCTTCCATTGACAAGCCTACAAACATCGTATCTGTATCCTTGTTGATGGCCGTATACACGGTCTTCTCATTTTGGTATTCGCTCCTCTGCCTAATCAGTAAAGGGACGACGACAGACCATCTACTATTATTACGATATATCTTTCGGACGCCGCATATCGTTTTGTCTGTCTCGTAGGTCCCTTTGATAAGCCTGTCAGTTTCGGCTGTCATCAAATCTACCTCCAATTCAAGATAAGACCCTCCTATGTAATAAAATTACGTACTTCTACTGCGTTGCGCTAAAGAATAGGCCGTATCCTATTCAGATATGCTTTGCTACCTTACGAGCAAGGTCATCCGAATCTTCCGTATCCTGCATCGCAAGGAGCTTGAAAATGGTAAACAGCTCGTCATCGTCGAACATCGTACCCGTGTCTAATCCTCCATCGTTAACAGACTCGAAGAAGGAGATGATGTCTCCATGGGACTCCTCGATAACCCCGATGCCGTTGATGGCTTCCTCCGTCCACTCCTGCTCATCAACAATCAGGTCGAGAACTCCGTGGGACTCTACGACTTCTCCTTCCGGGTTCCGAAGGACAGGGTACTCTTCAAACGCGTTGGCGAGGTGAAAAAGCACGCGGCGCGCTTCTTCTTCGTCGTCGTACTCTTCAACCTCAACGCCAGTCGGGTAATCGAACTCAACTTCCCACGCTCCCTCGTTCTCCTCTCCATCCCCTTCTCCGTAAAGAACGGTCTTCTGCTCAAGGACAAAGTACTTGAAAATCCGATGGTAGTCGAGAACGAAGCCGAAGTTGTTGATGGTACGACTAACAGACGTCCCAGAGGTGTTAGCTCGCTTGGCGATAACATCCTGAGGCTCCTGGGGGTGGTCCTTGACAATCTTAAGAATCTCTTTGCGGTTTTCAGTGAGAGACGCATACTCTCCATCGCAGTTAGCGATGTCACGGACAACGAGATTATTATTCTCTACGTGCGCGCGCGAGGGAAGAAGAACTCGAATATCAGTCGCATTCTCCTTGCGAGACTTGATGCTCTCGAACTGAGCAAGCATCTCTTCCGCGGTACTCTCGGTCTTAACTTTGCCGGAATTCGACTTTGTCGACATTTTGTTATTGGTCGCCATCTTGTTATTGGTCGCCATCTTTATCCGCTACAGCCTATTTCACCTCGCGGCGTGACTATTCTCCTCAAATGCCAATTCTGGGTAACAGGTAATAAATATACTGATTATTTGGAATTATAACGGTCTACAGGGTGAATATCGGGGTTCTCGGCATCCTTCACCTCTGAAAGAAAGGGCGAGTGTGCCTCGATGAATCCCTCAGGAGTATAGTAGATGAAACCTTCTTCTTCCATATCGGTCAGGTCAACGTCATCAATCACTACGTATACGTCTGCATCTACAACTCTCTGAACGAGCCGGAGGCGCTCCCGACGACCGGGGTTCCGGTGAAGGACTGCCTCGTGGCCGGGGATGGAATCTAAGAGTTCCTCTGTCCCCTTGAGTCTCGCCTCGGACTTTAGCCTCTGGTTGCCAGTAGCCCACACCTGATGATGAGTTTCCTCCTGAAGATACTGGACCCACTCCAATGGAATCGGGCCGGGCCACTGGCCGATGTTTACCGTCGCGTCCCTATCCCAGCAAAAGCAAATCGTCTCGTCTGTTTCGATGTTCAAATCCATTTTCTCCATGAATCTATCTACGCGCCCCTACATAATAAATGTATGTACTATGAGGTCCCAGTGTACCTTTTTACCGTGTATATCACCGTTGATGAGGTTCCTAAACCAGCGGCTCCAGCAACAACAAATGAACCTGTGATGTAGAAAGTAATACTCGTTGCCATTGCCACGGGCATCCAAATAGGAGCCATAGCAACCATTACTACTCCAATGAGCATTCCTAAGAACCGGATTAGTTTAACAACCCTCAGTTGGAAGAAACGCTCAAATACGCGTCGAAGTGCTCGTCTGATAAAATTAGCCACGTCTTTTACTCAGGGGTTGCCCCGATGTGTTCCACAATCTACCCGTTATCGGACGTGATTATAAACGCACTGCTTCGATAAGTAATTTCGACAGAAATCTACGCCGGCGTCGGAGCTTCCTCCTGCTCCACGATGTCCAGGTTCCCAACTACGTCGTACCCGAACTCTTCACACGCTCGCGTATACATTTTCTCTGCTTGGTCTTCATCTTCGGCAAAGACCAGCTCTTCGTGCCAACGGCCATTATCCTCATCATCCACTACTGTGGACTCGACCTCGAACACATTGCTGTTCTCAATCGTCTTGTTCAGGTGGACGTCGCTATCCTTGATAACAAGCGGCTGGTCTTCGTGCATCGAATATCGGACTAAGGTCTTTTCTCCCATTTTGAATCACTCGTTTTCTTTTGACACCGGCGTTGCCTCAACTGTGATAGAGAATTCGTATTCTCCATCCTTCACAGCTTCAGGCATCAGGTCACCGATGTATACTCCATCTTCGGCAGATAGTGTATTAAACTTTTCTCTTGACTGGCGCCACTCCGCATCAGAATCAAATTGATGACGCTGCGGTAAGGGCATAGGACAAATCAGGCCACATTCGTAGTCGCCTGTGAGAAAGCCCTGTATTTCTGTCTCTTTGATTCTCTTTTCGGACATGGTATTCTATTTCCTGTATTCAGGCTGGCGAATCCAAGAGATAATCGTAAGCTCTACCTGCTCTCCGGGCGTTACATGGGGAGCATACTTGCTCCTGAACTCCTTATCTTCCTTGTAGTTATCAAGAAATGCTTTCTTAGCCCGGCTAATGACCCCTTTCGTATCAATCTCTTTGTCCTTAGGGACAATCAGGGAGACCTCCTCTCTAAACACGTTACCGCCCGAACAGCAAACGTCCAGCTCTATATGAATATTATCTGCCGTTTCAAGCTCGACGCCGTCTTTTGATTCCAGAATTTCTCTCATTTCGTCCTCCGATTATCTATTATCCATATCCATTATAAAGCTACTCTCTTGGTAGCGAGATAGTATAGCGTGCCCCTAAAGTATTATATTGACATCATAATTTCAAGAAATGCTCTCTTACTGCCTGCTAATACTGTTTAGGAGGCTCCTAATGGCTATCTCTCAAAGGACTGATACTGCTCTTTCCAACTATACGGAGAAAGGGTTTCATAACCGTCATTATCCAAAGACTGTTCAATCGTAATATCGCTTCGTATCCAAGCCTTCGGATTTGATTTATCGTAAACGTAGAAAGAAACCGTGTCTTGATGCGTGCCACAATCGAAGTCTTCATGTGGCGGTTCTTCAGGTTGCGGAACCGAATCCCCATCACTCATTAATTAAACATAAGCAATATCGCCTATTAAAGACTTAAGAAAGAGTCGGGAAACCAGGATTTGAACCTGGAACATCGTGGTCTACAGCCACGTACCCCTTCCACGAGGGTCCTGTCCCGAGACACGGGCGCGACTCCGTTCTACCCCACCGGCGTTAACCGGCCAATATCGTAGGGGCGTCATCAGCCTGCTCCACGTAGATAGGCCCAACGCATTTCGCGCTTGGTGGACTCTTATCCTATGGAGCCTTCGAGCTTGGAACGCTCTATGGCCACGGGCAATGGACACAGAAGGATTTGAACCTTCGGCCTTCGCCATGTAAGGGCGACGTCTTACCAGACTCGACCATGCGTCCTTACTATCAATATATAGTAGTCTATATTAAATGTAGCGATTATCTCTCGTCCATGTCCGTGATTTCTTCGAACTCTGACTGCATCCCGGTGTAATGCATCCTCCAGTCTCTCGTAGGGATAAGACTAACCTCCTCTCCTTTATACTCTCCGAAGGTAGCTGTAATCCCTATCATTTTCTTGAATTGCGCTCTGGGCCACTTATCGTTTATCTCCTCCCGAGAGATAGAGCGCTCTTGCTTATACAACCAGGATAAAAAAAGGTCATCCGTCATATTCCTATATCACACGCATAGATAATAGAGTTACTGGAGAAAGGTGTCTATTTCGTAATCTTCAGCCCATGTTATTCTTGACGACGTTTGTTCTGGTTCCTCTACCCTAAGCGACTTTTCAGAACGACCCGTTTCTTCTACTGGAAGCATGTAAACTTCTTCAGTATAATCGCAATAAACAGCAAAATACTCTATATCTCCATGGTAATCGTGTCTCTCTCCATCGTGCAAATTAACATTGGAACAATCAAATATGACACATCCATTTTTGTATCTCCCAGTCTTACATTGTACCCGTTCAAAAGTTCCATCTGACTCCACAACCATATCATATCTCTCATTGTCTCCAAATGGAATAGAAACGGGGATTTCTCTTCTGAGAAATTCATGGAGTATCCTGGACTCTGTTGCGTCACCCTTTCTCTGCGGATGCATTAAAGGGCCGGGTGGGATTTGCACCCACTATCGTGAGGTTAAGGGCCTCGTGCATGTCTTCATATGCTCCCGGCCCGCGAGGGACCTTGCGCCTCCGAAATTGGTTAATCCTGCCTATTGTGAGGCTCCGGTCCCAAAGGGCCGAGTGGGAATCGAACCCACCACAACCGGGTTAAAAGCCCGGCGCATCACCTTGATTTGCTCCCGGCCCACTACGCCCACCCAAGGAGTCGAACCTCGCGCATTCTGGTCAACAGCCAGATTCCCGCACCAAGCGGGACCGGTAGGCAAAAGGGATTGGTTCAGTATCTACTTGCGATTAGCAAGAGCCCGTTTAGGTCGCTTACGGAGCTGAACCATTATACTCTATCGTTAGCGTGGCATCTAAT